TGCATGTTCTTTAGACAATGGCAGGTGCATAGCTCATGTAGATAACGGAATAGAGATCCCAGAATACGAGCAAGTATTTGATGATAAAAATGCAGTAGATATCTGGAAATATATGCCCTCAGAGGTAGGTAATTGGGAGCTTACAGATGAACAGAATTTTTTTAATCTATAAACACTAAACAAAAAGACGCGGTGAGGGCAACGGAGTGTAGTAGACAATTTGTTAGAATAGGATTATTTGTATTATATTTGATATATTATTAAATAAATTTTTTAAGAAAAATGGCAAAAGCTAAAAAACTACAGAAAGAAGAACTTAGTAAGATTAACTCAGTTGTATCTAGAATCAATCAGTTAAAAATAAACTTAGCTGATTTAGATCTTCAAAAAACGCAACTATACAAAGTGTTTGAGCAGTTTAGCGAAGAGTTGGCTAACGAACAAAAAACATTAGAAGAAAAATACGGTGACGTTACTATCGACTTATCATCTGGAGAAATCAAAGACAATGAACGGTCTGATTCGTAAGATAAGTATAGGTAGAGATTATAAAAACGAAGCTATGCATTATTCCGTAGGCCAAGAGGTCTACGGGGGGCATACTATAGAAACTATAATCGAAGAAAAAGACAGGTTTAGTATCTACATTAGAAAAAATGACGAAACAATACCATGGAAAGACTTTAACAAGAACATGGGTATAGCTGTTGAATATAATTTAGAGTATTAATGAAGTCTTTATTTGATTTCGTTGTAGAGCCAAAAGGTTCTAGAAATAAAAATAAAAAAGAGTTAGGCGAAAAAGAGCTTATACTAAACACTGACTTACAAGATCATAGATACGTCAACAGGTTAGGTGTTGTTATTAGCGTGCCTAGGGGTGATTCTAGCGGCATCAAACCTGGAGATGAAGTAATAGTTCATCACAACGTTTTTAGAAGGTTCTATGACGTAAAGGGTAAAGAGAAAAATAGTAGGAGTTATTTTAACGAAACTTCCTACATGTGTAGCTTAGATCAAGTGTACATGTATAAGAGAAATGGTTTATGGAAACCTACTGATGGTTACTGCTTTGTTAAACCTATAGAGTCTAGCGACATGTGGTCTATAGATAAGGAAACACCGTTTACAGGTGTGCTTAAAATATTGGGTGATGACTTACTACAACTCGGTCTGCAGTGTGGTAATGTAGTAGGATTTACACCCCGGAGCGAATATGAATTTGTCATTGAAAACGAAAGGATGTATCGTGTTCGTTCCGTAAACATAAATATAGATTATGGATACAAAAGAAACGAAAAAGAGTATAATCCAAGCTGGGCGTAAAGCTATAAAGGAGCTAATAAAAGTTGCTGAAGAACCTATAATAACAAACACTGAAGACGACGTGTCTGCGGATAGACTCAAAAATGCTGCTGCTACAAAAAAACTAGCAATACTAGACGCTTTAGAAATACTTAATAGAATACAGCAAGAAGAAGATATGCTTGATAACAAACCTGTAGAAAATGAAGCAAAAAAATCCTTTTCTGGTTTTGCTGAGAAAAGATCTAAATAATGTCGTACAATTCTTTATATAAGATAATACAACCAATAAAGCTTAGTACCGTCAAAAGGTATAATAAGGCTAAAAAATGGAAGTATGGTTACAATAAAGAGTTTGACTTTATAGTTATAAGTAGATCTGGTCAAATAGGTGATATATACGAGATTCAAAATCTAAAAATAGCGTTACCTAAAGAAAAAGATGTTCATGAGTTTGAAAACAAAAAATGGACACCTTTTGAATATCCTAAAGAAATAAAAAACATAAAAAGTGTTTTTGAATGGGAAGACTACCCAGAAGAGTTTAAATCAAAATGGGAGTCTTACATCGACGAAGAGTTCAATAGAAGAGAAGACGGTTTCTGGTTCTTTAATAAAAACGTAAAGACATACATAACAGGTACACATTATATGTACCTACAGTGGGCTAAAATAGATGTAGGTAAACCTGATTTTAGAGAAGCAAATAGACTTTTCTTTATATTCTGGGAAGCCTGCAAAGCTGATCAAAGAAGCTACGGCATGTGTTATTTAAAAAACAGACGTAGTGGTTTTTCTTTTATGTCCAGTTCAGAAACCGTAAACCAAGCAACTATAAGTTCTGATGCTAGATTTGGCATACTATCTAAATCAGGTTCAGATGCAAAAAAGATGTTTACAGACAAAGTTGTTCCTATATCTGTTAATTACCCGTTCTTTTTTAAACCCATACAAGACGGTATGGACCGTCCTAAGTCTGAGTTAGCCTACAGGGTTCCGGCTTCAAAGTTAACTAGAAAATCAATAAAAAAACAAGATGAAGAAATACTTGAAGGTCTTGACACAACTATTGATTGGAAAAATACAGGTGATAACTCTTATGATGGTGAAAAGCTTAAGCTTCTGGTACACGATGAAAGCGGAAAGTGGGAAAAACCAGATAACATACTAAATAACTGGAGGGTAACAAAGACTTGTCTTAGACTTGGTTCTCGTATCATAGGCAAATGTATGATGGGATCAACATCTAATGCTTTAGATAAAGGTGGTGAAAACTTTAAAAAGTTATACTACGATTCTGATGTTTCCAAAAGAAACAAAAATGGCCAAACTAAATCCGGTTTATACAGCTTGTTTATACCAATGGAATGGAATTACGAAGGTTTCATCGATGAGTACGGTAACCCAGTATTTGAAACTCCCGATTCAGAGGTTAAAGGACCTGAAGAAGAATATATAGATGTAGGTGTAATTGAAAATTGGGAAAACGAAGTAGACGGTTTAAGAGGAGATCAAGACGCTTTAAATGAGTTTTACAGGCAGTTTCCAAGAACCGAAGAGCACGCTTTTAGAGATGAAACTAAAAATAGTATTTTTAATTTATCTAGAATATATGATCAAATAGACTATAATCAAGGTATTTCTAGAGACGGTGTGGTAACGAAAGGTAATTTTCACTGGAAAGACGGTATAAAAGACTCTAAAGTTTTTTTTACACCAGATCCACAAGGAAGATTTATAATTTCTTGGGTTCCAGATAAACAACTGCAAAACCAAGTGATTATAAAAAATGGGGTGAGATATCCTGGTAATGAACACATGGGTGCTTTTGGCTGTGATTCGTACGATATTAGCGGTACGGTTGACGGTAAAGGCTCAAATGGTGCTTTGCATGGTTTAACAAAGTTCTCAATGGAAAACTCACCGCCTAATCATTTTTTTCTTGAATACGTTGCTAGACCAAAAACTGCTGAGACATTTTTTGAGGATATGTTGAAAGCTTTGGTTTTTTATGGTATGCCTGTTTTGGCAGAAAACAATAAACCTAGATTTTTGTATTTTTTAAAACAAAGAGGTTACAGAGGTTTTTCTATGAACAGACCAGATAAGGTTTGGAATAGATTGTCAACAACAGAGAAAGAGATAGGTGGTATACCTAACTCTAGCGAAGATATAAAACAAGCCCACGCGGCCGCTATAGAAACCTACATAGAAAAACATGTTGGTCAAACAGGTGATGGCAAGTATGGTTCTATGTATATGGATAGAACGCTTAATGATTGGAGTAGATTTGATATAAATAAAAGAACAAAGTTTGATGCTTCTATTAGCTCCGGTCTAGCTATAATGGCTTGTAATAGAAACTTGTATAGACCAGTAGCAGATAGAACAAGAACTAAAATTGATTTTGGTTTTTCAAAATATAAAAACAGCGGTTCTAAATCGCAGATAATATAGAATTATGGCTGAGTCAGTTGTAAAAAGTTATTTTCCTAGTCAAGTAGCTAGTGACCAAGAAAAATTAAGCTTAGAATATGGGCTTAAGGTAGGTAAAGCTATCGAAGATGAATGGTTTAAAAGAGATGGTGGTGTATACAGATTTCACAGTAACCAAGAAACTTTTCATACTAGAAGACAATATGCTAGAGGCGAGCAGTCTATACAAAAGTATAAAGATGAATTATCCATCAACGGTGACTTATCTTATTTAAACCTTGATTGGAAACCAGTACCTATTATACCAAAGTTTGTTGATATAGTTGTAAATGGTATATCTGAAAGGATGTATGATATAAAAGCTTTTTCACAAGATCCTTTTGGTATAGACAAGAGGACTAAATACATGGAGTCTATTTTAAGAGACATGCAAACCAAGGAGCTTAACGATTTTGCAGAGCAGGCTTTTGGTGTTAACATGTATGAAAACCCAAAACAAACTCTACCTGAAAACAAAGAGGAGCTAGAACTTCACATGCAGTTAAGCTACAAGCAGTCTGTAGAGATAGCTGAAGAGCAGGCTTTAACTGTTTTGCTAGAACACAATAAATACGAAAACACTAGAAAAAGACTTAATTACGATCTTACAGTACTGGGTATGGCTTGTGTGAAAAACAGCTTTAATACTTCAGAAGGTATAAAAATAGACTATGTAGATCCAGCTAGTTTAGTTTATTCGTACTCAGAGTCACCTTATTTTGATGATATATATTACATAGGTGAAGTTAAAAACGTGCCAGTAAACGAGCTTAAAAAACAATATCCTGAATTAGATGATGAAGCTTTAGAAGATATACTAAAAAAGAGCATACACGATAGAGGTCACTACAGTAATTCACCTAGAAACAATCACACTGTAGATAAAAACACCGTTCAGGTCTTATACTTTAATTACAAAACCTACATGAACGAGGTTTACAAGTTAAAAGAAACAGGAAGTGGCGCTAGCAAGGTTATATTAAAAGACGACCAGTTTAATCCTCCAAGTGATTTGGAAACTAAATTTGGTAAAATATCTAGATCTTTAGAAGTTGTTTACGAAGGCGCTTTAGTTTTAGGTACAGATATAGTTTTAGAGTGGGGCTTGTCTAAGAATATGATGAGACCAAAAAGTGATGATGCTAAGGTTAAAATGAACTACAATTTAGTAGCTCCTCGTATGTACCAAGGTCGCATTGAATCTCTAGTTTCTAGAATTACAAGTTTTGCTGATATGATTCAGCTAACACATTTGAAATTACAGCAGGTATTAACACGTATGGTACCTGACGGTATATACATAGATGCTGATGGTTTAGCTGAGATTGACCTTGGAAACGGAACCAATTACAACCCACAAGAAGCACTTAATATGTTCTTCCAGACAGGTAGTATTATTGGTAGATCTTTCACATCAGAAGGTGATATGAATCCAGGTAAAGTACCTATTCAAGAGGTAACTTCAGGCGCTGGGGGTCAAAAGATAACTGCTTTAATAAACACTTACAACTATTACCTACAGATGATTAGAGACGTAACCGGCCTTAATGAGGCTAGAGACGGATCTACTCCAGATAAAAATGCTTTAGTTGGTGTTCAGAAACTAGCAGCAGCTAACTCAAACACAGCTACTAGACATATACTTCAGTCTAGTTTGTTTTTAACAACAGAGTTGGCAGAATCTTTGTCTTTAAGACTTTCAGATGTTATAGAGTTTTCTCCTACTAGAGATGGATTAATAAACAAGATCGGTGCGCATAACACCGCGGTAATAAGCGAGTTGCATGATATTCATCTTCACGATTTTGGTATATTTATAGAACTAGCTCCTGATGAAGAGCAACAAGCGTTTTTAGAAAACAACATACAACAAGCGTTAGCTCAGCAAAGTATTGATTTAGAAGACGCTATAGATATCAGAGACATTAAAAACGTAAAGTTAGCTAATCAACTTTTAAAAATAAGAAGACGTAAGAAAAGAGAGCTTGATCAAAAAATGGCTCAGCAGAACATGCAGGCTCAAGCGCAGGCTAACGCACAAACACAACAAGCTGTTGCTCAAACAGAAGCTCAAAAACAACAAGTTATAGCTCAAGGTAAAGCTCAGCTAGCTCAGTTGCAGTCTCAATTAGATTTACAGAAATTACAGCAAGAGTCTGAAATCAAAAAAGACTTGATGGCTAAGGAGTTTGAGTACAACATGAGAATAAGAGGCATCGATGGCGAGAATCTTAAAGAAAAAGAAAAATACAAAGAAGACAGAAAAGACGATAGGACTAAGCTTCAAGCATCTCAACAAAGTGAACTTATCGATCAAAGAAAAAACAATAAACCACCAAAAGACTTTGAATCTTCTGGTAACGACACCTTAACAGGTGGGTTTGGCTTAGGTTATTTCGAACCTAGGTAATAACTAAATATAGTATCCTTTAATATTTTATTTTAACATGGAAGAAGAAAACACAGTAAGCCAGGAAGAGCTGGTTCAAAAACAAGACTTAGACGACGGCGTCGTAAAAGTTGATTTTAGAAACGTTAACAAAGAGCAAGAAGATGTATCAAGCGAAAATGATGAAGAAGCCGGAGTGCGGATGCAAGATAGCGACGTGCAATTGCCAGCAGATGCCGATGCCTCAACCGATCAACCTGAGAGCAAAGAGCCCAGCGAAGTACGGGAGCGCGATGAAGAAGAGTCCTTACAGGATGACGGAGAGCCCGCTAGCGAAGTACGGGTGCTCGAGGAAATAACGGAAGAGGAACAACAAACTGAAAATGTTTCTGAAGAAGTTGAGGTTGAAAAAGAGCCTGAAGAACAATTAGAAGAAAAAGCAAGCGTAGATCTACCAGAAAACATAGAAAAACTAGTTGAGTTCATGAACGAGACTGGTGGTACTTTGGAAGACTATGTTAGATTAAACCAAGATGTAGATGCTCTTAATGAGGATCAGCTTGTAAAAGAATATTACAGGAACACAAAACCACATCTTGATGATAGTGAAATTGATTTCTTGATTGAAGATAGTTACTCGTTCGACGAAGAACTAGATGAAGAGAGAGATATTAAACGTAAAAAACTACTTTACAAAGAAGAGGTTCAAAGAGCTAAACAGCACTTGAACAGTATGAAAAGTAAGTATTACGACGACATTAAAGCTGGAAGCAGATTAACACCTGAACAGCAAAACGCGGTTGATTTTTTCAATCGTTACGAAAAAGAAACAAAAGAATCATCACAGCTAGCTGAAAAACAAGCTTCGGTATTTAAAAATAAGACAGATAATGTCTTTAACCAACAATTCAAAGGTTTTGAATACGAAGTTGGTGAAAAAAAATATCGATTTAACGTTAAAGACGCTAGTAAGGTAAAAGAAAACCAAAGCGACCTCAGTAATTTCACTAGAAAGTTTCTAGGACAAGACAATACTATAGGCGATGCTAAGGGTTATCATAAAGCCTTGTTTACAGCGATGAACGCAGACGCTGTGGCTAATCATTTTTACCAACAAGGTAAAGCTGATGCTGTTAAGGAAACCTCTGCACGTTCTAAGAACGTCAAAATGGACCCTAGAGGTCAACACGAGGCTACAACACAGGTTAGTGGAATAAAGGTAAGGGCAATTAGTGGTGATGATTCTCAAAGACTGCGTGTTAAAATTAGTAAATAACTCTAAAAACATAAATAAATGAGTTTTTTAACACAAGGGGGCTTCCCTGCAGGTTTAACTCCTGCACCAACAAAAACGTTGTTCGATAAGAACTACTTGAACATCGCTGGTAACGATTTCAACTTTACCAAGCAATTTTTACCTGAGGTCTACGAAAAAGAAGTAGAGCGTTACGGTAACAGATCTGTTTCATCTTTCCTTAGAATGGTAGGTGCTGAAATGCCTATGGCTTCTGACGAAGTTGTATGGACTGAGCAAGGTCGTTTGCACATTGCATATGATGGAGCTAAAGTAGCTACTAACAATACTGCTACTGATCACACGATTAATATCACTGGTCACTCTATCCGTCAAGGTCAAACTATCGTTGTCTCTAAAGGTTTCGATACTGTTAAAGCTTACGTACAGTCTGTTTCTGCAAACTCTATTGAAGCATACCCACTTACTCAAGCAGATTGGCCGGCTGGTTTTGTTGCAGCTTCTAATCCAGAACTAAAAGTATTTGTTTACGGTTCTGAATTTGCAAAAGGATCTGCTGGTATGCAAGGGTCTGTTGACGCTGGTTTCCAGAAGTTTACAAACTCTCCTATCATCATGAAAGACAGATACTCAATTAATGGTTCTGACACTGCTCAGATCGGTTGGGTTGAAGTTACTTCTGAATTAGGAACATCAGGTTACCTATGGTACTTGAAGTCTGAGCACGAAACTCGTCTACGTTTTGAAGACTACTTGGAAATGACCATGGTAGAAGCTGAAAAAGCAACAGAAGCAATCGATATTCTTGACACTGACGGTTCTACGGATACTGGTCACAATGTTAGAGGTACTGAAGGTTTGTTCGCTGCTATTCAAGATCGCGGTCTACAGTTCAACGATCACGACTTTGACGCTGCCTCTGGTTTAACTGGATTAGGTGAGTTTGATCTTATTCTTCAAGAATTAGACAAGCAAGGTGCTATCGAAGAAAACATGCTTTTCTTAGATCGTGGTACCGCTCTAGCTATGGACAACATGCTAGCTCGTGCTAACTCTTACGGAACTGGTGGTACTTCTTACGGAGTATTCGAAAACAGCGAAGACATGGCGTTGAACTTAGGTTTCTCTGGATTCCGTCGTGGTTCTTACGATTTCTACAAAACTGACTGGAAATACTTGAACGATGCTGCAACTCGCGGTTTAACTCAAGATATTGATGGTGTTCTTGTACCAGCTGGTGTTTCTACTGTATACGATCAAACGTTAGGTAAAAACATCCAACGTCCATTCCTACACGTTCGTTACCGTGCTTCTGAAGCAGACGATCGTCGTATGAAGTCTTGGATTACTGGTTCTGTCGGTGGTAACTACACTAGTGATATCGATGAAATGAACGTACACATGCTTTCTGAAAGATGTTTGTGTGTTCAAGGAGCAAACAACTTCGTATTGTTCAAAGACACTGCTTCTTAAGTAGTGATTTAAAAAAGTATTGCCCTCGTCCTTGTGACGGGGGTAATTCTTAACTTTATTATATAATTTTATTATGGCAACTAAAGAAAAAAAAGCTCCTGCTAAAAACACGTGGGAGATAAAAGACAGATATTACTATTTAATTGGGAATAAAAAACCAGTTGTAATGACAGTACCATCAAGGCATACGTCTAAAAGACCTTTGCTTTGGTTTGATGAAGAGTTAGGTTATCAAAGAGAGCTGAGATATGCTACTAACCAAAAAAGCCCGTTTGTTGACGAGCAAGAAGGAACAGCTACTCTTGAGCACGTTGTTTTTAGAGATGGTTCGCTTTTTGTACCTAGAGAAAAACAAGCCTTACAAAAGTTTTTATCATTATATCATCCTCTTACAAACAAGATGTTTTCTGAGTTTGACGCCGTGGCAGAAGCTGTTGATGATTTAGAATACATTCAAATGGAATTAGCCGCTTTAAACGCAGCAGCTAACATGGATGTTGACCAAGCAGAAGCTATACTTAGAGTAGAGTATGGTTCTAAGGTTGTTGGCATGACTTCTAAGGAGCTTAAAAGAGATGTTATATTGTACGCTAAGAATAACCCACAATTACTCTTACAGTTAGCTAATGACGAAAACGTTGTTATCAGAGCTGTTGGTGTAAGAGCTGTAGAAGCAGGTATTCTTAAACTAGCGCCTGATCAAAGAACATTTAATTGGGCTAGTAATGGTCGCAAGATCATGACAGTGCCTTTTGATGAAAATCCTTATTCAGCATTAGCAGCCTTTTTTAAGACTGATGATGGTATAGAGATTTATCAAAGCATTGAAAAAAGGTTGAAATAAACAGTTGAAGGGGTGATTATAAAATTTAGTCACCCCTTTAACAAAAAAATACAAAATGGCAATAAGTGTAGACACCGTATATCAAAGAGTATTAGCTATACTCAATAAAGAACAAAGAGGTTATATAACACCCGAGGAGTTTAACCTATTTGCCAATCAAGCTCAATTAGACATATTTGAGCAATACTTTTATGACATAAATCAGTTTGGAAGGTTACATGGTAATGACACTGAGTACTCCGATATGCTCGATAACCTAAACGAAAAGGTAAGTCATTTTGAAAAATCAGCTACTTTAAGTTATTCTAATAATCATTTTCAATTACCAAGTGATTTATATAGAGTAGGAACTCTTGTGTATAGCAATAAAGAAGTTGAAAGAGTCAACAAGAACGAGTACTTGTACATAGCTCAATCACCGATAGCAAAGCCTTCTGACAGCCGACCTATATACACCAAAGACATTAATGGTTTTAAAGTTTACGGATCATCAGAGTTTAACAACAGTAAAACTGTTACTATAAATTACGTTAAAGAACCAGCAAAGGTTATATGGAATTATAACACTGTTCTTGGCAATGCTCAATACAAAGCAACTGGTTCTGTTAATTTTGAATTAGAAAAATCAGAAGAAGTTGATTTAGTTATAAAAATACTAGGGCTTTCTGGCTTAGAAATCAGAGACCTAAGTTTATATCAAGTTGCGACACAGGAAGAGATTAGAGACACACAAGAAGAAAAGCAATAATAAATGGGTTTATTTTCAGGAACACAAGAGGATTATTACACTGGATCCGAATTTGGAGGTTACCAGTCTGTATCTATAGATGATATCATAAACAACTTTGTAGTAGCCTACGTTGGTGAAGACAAAATTATTTCAAAAATAAAGAGAACAGACGTTGCTTTTCATGCTCACAGAGCGTTGCAGGAACTTAGTTATGACACTACAAAGTCTTACAAAGCTTACGAAATAGAAGTGCCACCTTCTCTAACAATGGTACTGCCTCATGACTATGTCAACTATGTTAAGTTATCTTGGGTTGACGATGGTGGTGTAGAGAGAGTAATACATCCTGCTAGAAAATCATCTAACCCATCTGCTATAATTCAAGATTCTAATTACGATTATACTTTTGACAGCAACGGTAAACTTAGTTTAGCTGGCGATTCAGAGACTTGGACTAGATTTAAAGCTAATACTGTTAACGACAATGCTGATAATGACGCGCCTGAATTTGACGCTACATTTGGAGCTAGATTCGGTATGGACCCGCAGTTTTCTCAAGCTAACGGTACGTTTTTCATAGACGATATAAAATCAAAAATATTTTTTGGCTCAGAAATGAGTAATAAAATAGTTACTTTAAAGTACATAAGTGACTCTGTGGCTACAGATGCTGAGATGAAAGTTCACAAGTTTGTTGAAGAAGCTGTATACAAACACATAGCCCACGCTATATTATCAACAAGAGCTAACACTCCAGAATACATTATTAATAGATTTAAAAAAGAGAAGTTTGCTACTAAAAGAAATGCAAAACTACGCTTGTCTAATCTTAAGCTTGAGGAGTTAACGCAGGTACTACGCGGTAAGTCGAAACAAATAAAACACTAACAGATGCCAGAATTAAAGCGTGTGTTTACGTCGGGTAAGATGAACAAAGATCTCGACGAGAGATTAGTACCCCCAGGTCAATACAGAGATGCTCAGAATATTCAAGTAAGTGATTCTGAAGGTTCCGATGTTGGTGCTGTCGAGAGTATAGTTGGTAACACTAGAAAATTAAAAAAAACATCTAGCGTTAACTGGGACGCTAACTTTGGTTTAGATTCACCAAAATGTATTGGTGTAGCTAGGGACACGCTTAACAATAAAATATACTGGTTTATAACATCGAACGATGGCGACGCTATTTTAGAATACGACGAGTCTACCGGTTTAACTGCTCCAGTCATAATAGACGTTAGAAGTACCACGATTTTAAACTTTAGTCAAAACTACTTAATAACAGGTGTCAACGTAGTTGATGGTATACTTTTTTGGACTGACGATAACAACGAACCTAGAAGATTACAGATATCTAGGTTTAAAACAGGTAGCTCACAAACAGGTACTGATTTAGGTTCTACAACTCAAGTTTATAGAACTTACGACAGCACTACGCTGCCACCATCTTTTATTTCTAGACAGTTTACCAAACACGATATAACAGTGATACGTAGAGCACCTCAGTCTGCTTGTACGATATCAGTTGAACCATCTATAGTCGGTGGAAACGCTACTGGAATAACACCTGTTACTACAGCTGCGGTAAATTTCTACAACAAACCAGTAAACGGAGAACAAGCTATTACCTGGACGGGTGGTATAACATGGCACTCTACTTCTGGATCAAGATTTAGACTATCTGCTTCAAAGGAACAAGAAGATGGTACTAAAGACCAATATGAAATTGTTGGTACTTTTAAAAGCAGTCCGGCTGCAACTTCTACATCGGGCACTGTGGTTATAGAATCTATATCCAGCGGTGTACCTAATGAAAGTCTAGCTTGGGAAATGCTACTTATAGAGGATGATCCTATTTTTAGAAACGATTTTCCTAGATTTAGCTATAGATACAAGTATGTTGACGGAGAGTATTCTACATACGCGCCGTTTACACAAGCTATTTTTGTTCCTGGTACATTTGAGTACCTCAGCAGAAACGGTGAAAACATCGGTATGGAAAGTGTTATTAGAAAAATAACTATTACCGGTTTAACTTCTAATATACCAAAAGACGTAAATAAAATAGAAGTTCTTTACAAGAGTTCAAGCTCTAACAACATTTCTGTAATAGAGACTATTGATTACGATCCTAATCAAAACCCTAGTCAAGCTATTTCTGTAGCTATTACGTCGGCTACTTTTGGTAGAACTATCGAGTCAGGTCAATTATTAAGAGCATTTGATAATGTGCCCATAAAAGCGAAAGCTCAAGAAGTCATTGGAAATAGACTGGTTTACGGTAACTATGTTCAGAACTACGATGTAGACGAGGGTGATGTAACAGTAGTTGCTGATCAAGATAACACAGCTCACGCTTCTGGTTTTAAAGGTGAAGAAACAATAAAGTCAAACAGAGAGTATCAAATAGGTGTTTCTTTTTTAGACGATTATGGTAGAGAAACTCCTATATTCACGTCTACGGGTGGCGGTATATCTGTAACAGGAAAAAATGCTACAAAGGCAAACAAGTTAAAAGCTAAACTAAATAATTTTACAGCGCCAACAGGTATAAGTAAGTTTAAATACTACGTAAAAAACCTTAGCGAACCGTACTACAACTTAGCTTTAGACAGGTACTACCAAGCAGAAGACAATTCAGTTTGGTTAAGCTTTCCATCTAGCGAAAGAAACAAGATTAAAGATGGTCAACACATAGTTCTTAAAAAGGCTCACGACAGCAACGACGCTGTCTTAGAAAACAACAGATACAAGGTATTAGAGGTTTCGAATGAAGCTCCTGATTATGTTCGTTTAGTCAAGGTGGCTATAGCTAGAGCAAACTGTGTTAACTATAGACCTAACGATACTGAAAAACCTTTTGTTATAGGTGACGAAAGAGTTAGTTTTTTAGCTCCATTACAAGTTAAGAACCCTACATTTTACGAAGGTGTGTCCAGTAAGGGCTACTTACAATTTGTAAATGTAAACAATACCGCTAGAAGCCAATTTTACCAAATAGCAAACGGTGGTCCAACAGGTGCTGAAGAAACTGTAGACATACCTAGAACAGGCGAATCAAACATTGCGCACTCTTTGTTTCAAGTTGATTTTACAGAGGGAATAAAATCTGAAGATGATTGGTTGACTAAGATTCCAAATAACAAAGAAATAAAGGTTATTGTATTTGAAGAACAAAACTTTCCTGCAAAAGAATTTATAGGAAGATTTTTTGTAAAGATATCAGCTAACGCTACTTTTTATGATAACGCTATAAGAGCTTTTGCTGAGACCGGCTCTGATACTATAGAAGATGAAACGTTAACACTTTATCAATTATCAACTAATAATTTTTCTCAATTTAACAGAGCTGTTGATGGTAGCATAGGCAGTGGTGTGGAGGTTGCTTTATCTGATGCTAATATATCATCTAGTATTGATAATAATACTGGTTTAGGTATGCCTCAAAACGGATTAGATAAATTAAGGCTTTATATAAGAAACGCTGCTAATACTCAACTAGCGCAAAACGTCACGCACTTTAAATTTCAAAAAATATCTAATATAGGTACTAGAGTTAAGTTTTTGTTTGCTGATGACTCTAAGTCTGATATTTATAGAATAATATCATCGCAGCAAGAAGATTACGTTGATGTAGGCGGTTCTGATGAAGGTATAAAACTGACATGTACTCTTGATAAGAACTTTAACGAAGGTTATGACACAGAGCAAGGATCTAACTACAATTTATCTTCTATTAAAGGTGTTATTATAATGAGAGAGCAGAATATAAAAGATCAAAATCTTTTGTCTTCTACTAACCCAGCTGTTTTTGAAACAGAGCCTGATAAAGGACCTGAACTAGATATATACTACGAAGCAACTAATCCTATAGACATAGCTAACGTTGGTTCAGTTCAAACTTTTCCTTATTTTAATGCTTATTCGTTTGGTAATGGTGTAGAGTCTGATAGAGTTGGTGATGATTTCAACGCGGCTACCATAGGTAAAGGTGTGAAAGCAAACGCAGAGCTTGAAGAGCCTTATGCTCAAGAAAGAAAAAGCTCTAGCATGATTTACAGTGGTATTATCAATAGCACTAGTAGTGTAAACAATACCAATCAGTTTTCTATGGCTGATAAAATCACTAAAGATTTAAACCCTATTTACGGCGGTATTCAAAAGTTGCACGCTAGAGACACGGATCTTATAGTGCTACTTGAAGACAAGATATTTAGAGTTCTTGCTAATAAAGACGCTTTGTACAATGCTGATGGTAACGCTCAGCTAACGGCTTCAAATAGAGTGTTAGGGCAGGCAACACCTTATGTAGGTGAATACGGTATATCAACACATCCTGAGTCTTTTGCTTCTTATGGTTTTAGAGCATACTTTACTGATAAGTCTAGAGGAGCTGTTATAAGGCTGTCTAGAGACGGTATTACCGATATATCATCTAAAGGCATGAGCGATTATATTTTAGACGCTTACAAAAGCCATACTAGCTCTAAGATAATAGGTTCTTATGATGAAGACACTGGAGCTTATAATATAGCTTTAAATAGTGAAGTTTTATCGTTTAAAGAAAAAGCTGATGGCTGGGCTACTAGGTTGTCTTATGAACCTGAGTTTGGAGTGTCAATGAACAACGAGTACTACACCTATAAAAACGGAGAGCTCTATATACACGATAACGCTAATACTAGAGCTAACTTTTACGGTGTACAGAGTGATACCACTGTTACTTTAGTATATAATGATCAACCTTCTAGAATAAAGAATTTTAAAACGCTATCTTACGAAGGTGATGACTCATGGACAGCTACTTTAGATACAGATCAGCAAGACGGTGAAGTTGTTACTTGGAAAAACAAAGAAGGTATATTTTACAATTACATTAGAGGTAAAGCTGATACTTGGAATAACTCAACACAAAATGGTACTTTAGACACTAGTGAATTTTCAGTGCAAGGTATTGATAATGTTGATATTGTAACAACATCTAGCCCGATAATGGGATTAGGTTTTAATAACGAGATAAATGTATCTTTACAACCAGCTACTGACGATTTGGTTTTTTACGAAAAATCAAACGGAAACGTATACAAGATAGGTACGTGTGCGAGTATAGTAGTGTCTAGTAATCAGTACTTGGTAAACGTCAACAACACTGAGAGTATAGAATATGATAATGGAGGCAGTAGCATAGAAGATGGTGACTTTGTATTTTTTGTTAAGAACAGTCAAATCAACACTTCGGGTATAGTAGGTTACTACGCTTCTGTTAAAATGACAAAAACAGGAGGTACAAATAAAGAATTATTTGCTGTTAACTCTGAAATATTTATCAGTAGTTAATAGCGTGCAATTATAAATTTAGAATATAATAACTATGGCAGCAGCATATTTACTAGCTGGAGCAGGCTTAAACTTATTGCAAAACGCGGTTACTGGACCAGAAAGACGCGAAAGATACGCAAACGCGGAAGCTGACTTCAACATGGCTAAAACAAAGTACATGAATCAAGATCTAAGCAATCCTAACTTAAACATGGAGAATGCTTACGAAGACCTTACTGTGAACACACAGCAGGCTGATTTTATAGCTAATAATCAAAACCAAGGTTTATCTAACAGTTTAAACAGTCTAAACGCAGCTGCTGGTGGATCTGGAATTGCTGGTCTTGCTCAAGCTATGGCTAATCAACAGAATCAAAACATGATTCAAGCTGGTGCTACTATAGGTCAACAAGAAACAAGAAATCAAATGCTTGAGGCTAAAGGCGATATGTCTATTCAAAACGCGGAGCGCTCAGGCGAAATGATATCTAGAAATTTAAAAAGAAACCAATACGCTACAGAATACGGTATTGCTCAAAATGAATTTGGTCAAGCTAGGGCTGAAAAAGCAGCGGCTATAGATCAAAGCTTCAAGGCTTTTGGACAGGGTATATCTGGTGGATTTAACTACATGGAAAACATGACAAATGCTTTTGGTAGAGACAACTTCCTTGGTGAGCATATGACTGGTTTCTTCGGTACCGGTATTGGAAAAACTGGTGGTGGAACTTATGATGTAAATGAATAATGGCTAAGCAAAAAACAAATATACCTTCATCGGCTGGAGATGCCAACTTGATCAAAGGAGCTAAATTTGCAGCACAGGGATATGTGGGCAGCTCTGGTGGTGACTTTATGGCAGAATACGGTATGAAAAGAGCACAAGAGATAAAGGCTCAAAATAAAGCCGTGTCTCAAGCTGCTGATGAAAGAATGGCTGGTTTCATGCAATCAATGCCTGCTAACGTTGATATAGAAAAAGTGCCTAGTTTTTTACAAGAAGAACTTAACTCTGTTTTGATAGAATCAAAAGAGGAGTACTTTAGAGCAGCTCAAATTGCAGCCAGCGCTGGTCCTAGAAGTGCTCAATACGCTAAAGCTATGCAAACTATGAATAAGGTTCAACAAGTGTATCAGAACCTGAATAATGATCTAAGCAAGCTTCAAAAAACAAAGTTAAAAACCATGGAAGACTTTGAGTTAGGTTCTATTTCTAATGGAACAGATCCTAGCGCTAAAGATTTTTTATCTAGATTAACCACGGATGAGCTTGATGTACACATAGACCCAGCAACTGGTAGGTTAAATTT